GAAGGAAAAACATCCAGATTGGGAGTACGAAGTGTTCACTGATCAGATGTTGCATGAACGCAAATGGATGAACCAACATCTGATCGAACACTACTACAACACTAAGAAGTATGCAGGGGTGTCAGATCTTATTCGTTACGAACTACTTCTTGAACGTGGTGGATTCTTTCCAGAAGCGGACATGGAGTGTTTAGAAAATACAGATGAGTTGTGGGTAGAAGCACCACATAAAGCATATACTTGTTTTGAAAATGAATTGTACCGTCCAAACTTTGTACAACCAATTCTTGCGTGTAACCCAGGCAACATGTTCGTTCGTATGTTGGTTGAGACTCTACACCAACTTCGTGCAGATCAACTTTCACCAGAACCGTTCAGATCTACAGGTAATCAGTTCCTAAGTGGATTGATTCACGATAACCTATATCACTTGAAGATCTTCCCTTCACACTATTTTATTCCTCAATTCTATGTCCGTGAATCTAAACGTTATGATGGCGACGATAAGGTTTTCGCAGAACATCATTGGGGATCAACTGGAATGCCTTGGACGCAGCAGTACGGTTCTGCTACTTGATGCATGTACATATCACCAAAATATAAATTTATTTTTCTTAGAGTTCCGAAGACTGCTAGTACCAGTCTTTCGGAATTCTTTATTAAGAATATCGACGATCCAGACGCCATCTATACTGAAGTCGATGACGCAAAAATTCAAGGAACCCTATCCGAAGAAAAACTTACGGAGATAAGAGGTGTCCACGAAAACTTCCATCCTTTCAAACATCTTCACTTAAACTTGAAACAACTTGTCGACTATGACATCATCACTGATGAACAAGCAAGAACCTATCGTTCTGTCGCAGTTCTAAGAGATCCCATTGAAAGACAGAAGAGTTTCTACTACTTCTTTAAACGTTGGGATAAAGATTTGAAGTCTAAACCTTACAGTCTCGAAGAATACAAATATATGGCTCCTCGTGGTTGGTTCGATGCGGATAAAGCGACAGGTGAGGACAACTCAAAACTTCTTCAATCTGACTTTTTAAAATATGATGGTCAAATTCAAGGAGAGTATTGGTTGTACGAAACCTTGACAGATAGACTGAAGTCTTTTATGGACGAGTTGGGTGTGGAGATTAAACATCCTTTACAAAATCATAAGAGTCAGTATAGAGTGGATAAGATCGACATCAAACAAAAGATTGAATTCGATCATGAAGCCTTGGGACCAATAAAAGATTATTTTGAAAACGACTTGAACCTTTACACAGTTATAAAGAAGAAATATTATGCAGACACAACGAGCTTACATACTTACAATCAATAAACCTATTTCTAAAGAGTACGCAAAACACACTGCAGAATCTTGTGATTCGGTTGGTCTTGATTGGGAATACTTCGAAGGTTGGTGTGACATCCCAGGCGTGCTTGCGTGGGCGAGATCCGATATCAACTTGACGATCAATGAGGGTAGACCAATCAAACTTCCCCCTGCGGAGACATACTTTGAACCACGTGATGACCTACATGCAGGAGAGAAAGCAGAATGCGCTACTGTAGGTCATGCAGCGATCTGGAAAAAGATTGCAGAGGGTGAAGAGGATGTGGGTATTGTCCTTGAACACGATGCAATAATGTTGCAGAATATAGATATAGATATACCAGAGAACAGAATTGTGGTGTTGGGTTACAAACTACCAGAACCTGAACGATATGATCATGTCACTGCAGGACCACCTGCGAGGTTCGTAGACATCCTTGGACATGAAGGTGCACATGCATATGCAATCACTAAAAAGACTGCACAGTTTATGATCGAAGAAATTGAAACGAAGGGTAGATTAGGATGCATAGATAATGCATACTTTATTCTAAATCAGAGACGAACTGCAGTACCTTTGTGTATTGCAGACCCTACACCAGCGATGGGGTGGTTGCGTGAATCAACTATTTGGGGTGGATCTGCGTACAGAAACTATCAATTTATCCCCTCGTTCGCAGAAAATTATAAATAAACTCATAATCATATAAATTTAGAGCACAATCATGGCTAGTCTTACAGAAGTAGAAAAAGATAAAAATAAAAAGAAGAGAAATATGGTCAAATATAAAGAGTTTGACCCATCTCAATACGTCGAATTGGAACCCACTCTGAAGGAAGCGAAGAGTGATACAGTTGTGTTCTCTTTCGGACGTATGAACCCTGTAACGATTGGTCATGAGAAACTAGTCAACAAGGTGAAGTCAGTTGCTAAATCCAATAATGCAGACGCCCGTGTATACTTGTCCCACACCCAAAACAACAAGAAAGATCCACTGTCTTACAAAGACAAGTTTAAATTCGCAAGGAAAGCCTTCGGATCAGTCATTGTACAATCAAAAGCGAGACAAGTCTTCCAAATCGCCGCAGAACTCGAAAAAGCGGGATATAAAAAAATCATCATGGTCGTTGGATCTGATCGCATAAAAGAATTCCAAACAATTTTAGACAAATACAACGGTAGAGACTATGACTTCGAGTCAATCAAGGTAGTCTCTGCAGGTGAACGTGATCCTGATGCAAAGGGTGTTGAAGGAATGTCTGGTACAAAACTTCGTGCGATTGCAAAAGCAGGTGACTTCGACGTATTTAAACAAGCCGCTGCATCTGGTCTGTCTGACAAAGATAAGATGGACATGATGAAACTTGTTCAGAAGAACCTCGCAGAAGAACTAGAAGAAGCGTTGACAAGACAACAACGTATGCAACGTTCACGCATGTTCAAGAGAATCAAACACAAAATCAAAAGAGGGCGTGAGAAAGCTTCAAAGAGACGTGCAACCTTAGACACTCTGAAGAAACGTGCACAGAAGGGTGCAAGAAACCTTATCAAAAAGAAATTGACTAAGGGTATGGACTACAAGTCTATGTCATATGGTCAACGTCAAGCAATTGACAAACGTCTATCTAAGATTTCTCCTGCACGTCTAAAAGCGTTGTCTAAACGTCTGATCCCTCAGATCAAGAAACGTGAACAGGATCGCATCAAGAATAAAAATCGTCCTGCAGATCAAGGATCAAAATAATGCGTTTTAAAAACTTTGTTGAGAAGACGAAAGTCACACAGGATAGAGACGTGGATGAGTTGCCAGGCACTCAACCATCAAAGTACTATTCTGGTGTAGACAAGGATGATAAAGAGAAACGTGCAAAACAGTTTGCACGACAGGCGAAGATGGACGACGATGATCCTCGTGCATACAAACCTGCGCCTGGCGACAAAGAGGCGAAGACTAAACCTTCCAAACACACCAAGAAGTTCCAACAAATGTATGGTGAACGTGAGTTGACTCCTGCAGAGAAGGACAAGATGAAAGAGTACGAGAAGAAGATCGATAAGAAAGACTTCATTGATCGTTACGGCGAAGAAGAAGGTGAACAGATCTATTACGCAACTATCACAAAGATGGCGAAGAAGAACGAAGCGGTATCCCCTGCACAACAAGCAGCGATTGCAATCGCAAAGAAAAAGAAAGCAGGTAAGCCAGGATATGATTCTGAGGGTAAGAGTCTGAAAGAAGATTCTGAGAGAATGTTGAAACACGCTGCAGATGCACTGCAACAGGTTTGGAACCGTAAAAAGAAAGATGCAAAACATGGTATCGAATATTACGCTGCACAGGTTGCACGTGGATACAGAGGTATCAACGCAAGAGATCTAGTCAAAATGGTCCAAGAAGAAGTATCCCAAAAACAAATTGATGATCTAGAAAAGTTTGCAGACAGACTTCTTGCAAAGTTTAACATTGATGTGGAATTCACAAAACACTTCAAAGATCGTATGAACGATAAACGCAACTCGCCTGAGATCAAGGTTGTGGAGTTGCAGAAACTATTCAAGAAGATCCAAAAGAACAAAGCAAAGAACATCCAAGGTAACGCAGGACTTGAAGCGGTACTGAAGGATCTTTCGTCGGATCTAAACCTTCCAGTAGTAATCAAACAAAAGGGTGACGAGATAGAACTCGTCAACAAAACTATCATGAGAAAACCTGATTTTAAAACAACTTCTAAGATCATCAAGTATGAAGAGTTCGTCAATATGGACGAAGCATCACGTGCAGACATGAAAGTCCGTGCGAGACCACACATGATGTTGAAAGCGGGTAACGCAGGTGTTAAGTTTGATGGTCGTTTCAAAATGTATAAAAAGAAACAAGTCCTTCGTGACGATGAAAAACCATTGAAAGAATCTATTGACGATATCACAGATCAGATTTATGATTTGATGGAATCTACCGAGATTGCAATCGCAGAGGATTCTGGTGAAGCATTAAAGAAGAAAGCGGAAAAGACAGGGATGCCTTTGAGTATCCTAAAGAAAGTGTTTGACCGTGGAGTTGCAGCATGGAGAACTGGACATAGACCAGGCACAACCGCAACACAATGGGGACTTGCACGTGTTAACTCATTCGTCACAAAGTCTAAAGGTACTTGGGGCGGTGCAGACCAAGATCTAGCCAAAAAGGTAAGGAACGAAGAAATGAACGAAGGTAAATCGTCAACAGGTTACGAACTGTATCACAAAGACTTCTCGTCTGCAATGCAACATGCATACAAACATGCGAAAGACAAATTGAAGATTGAGATTGATCCAGAAGAGATTGATAACAAAGTTGCAACTGGGCCTCGTAAACCTTCTAAGGGTAAAACAAACACTTATAGACTGACAGATAAGTCTGGTAAGAAAGCAGTTCACATTCAGGTTGCAAACCTAGACAACAAAAGATACGAGTTAAACATGTATAAAGAGTCAACAGATTTCGACGCAGTGTTCGAATCACTTGTAGAGGAAGATCTACAGGAAAATGTAAAACACAAGAAAGCAATCGAAAAAGCGCACAAGTTCTTTGTTAAGTCAAGTAAAGGTCGCAGTGATCGTATCCAAGAGAAGAACCGTTTCGCAGCGATGGAGATGTTGAAGAAAGAACTTGAAAAGATGGGTGCATCTGAGAGTGACATGATGAAGGCGTTCGGTGAACTAGACAAACACATTATGAAAGTAATGGATGAGTCGGTTGAACAGTTGGATGAACTAAGAGAACCATTCATCGTTTATGATCCAGAGAACGGTAACGAAGTGGTTGGTACTGCATCTGATGAGAAAGGTGCAAAGGATATCATCTCTTCTGCAGGTCGTCCACCAATGAGCCATCCAAACCCAAAAGCGTTGAAGATTGCGAAGTCACGTAAGAAACAGCACATTGGTCGTAAACTGAATGCATCACATTGTTACGAGTCACTTGACGAAAACATGTCACGTGTTGCAAAAGAACTTGAAGCGTATGCACGTAAGAATGGTGGCATCGACAAGATGGACTTCATGAAAGCAGCGATGATGATGAAGAAAGGTCAGACCAACCAACTGAAAAAGTTCGTTGACGATCTGGACACAGAACCACGTGAGAAGATTTTATCTCTAATGCAAAAGGATGCGGATCGTCGCAAAGAGTACAAAGCGGCTCAGAAGAAGATGCGTGAAGAAGTTGAACTAGAACAGATCGCAGAACTTTTGGAGAAGAAAGTATTCAAACCAGAAGAAGACGCTGCACTAATGAAACTGTACAACAAGGCAATGAAACAAATGCCTGGCAGCGCTGCACAGAAGAAAACCCTTGCAGACATCCAGAAACATCTTATGGACGTTTCTTCTAGAATTCGCAATGAAGACGTAGAGATCGATCTTGAAGAAGGTGTAAACGATCCAGGCATCTTCAAGGCAGTGTTCCTTGCAGGTGGGCCAGGCAGTGGTAAGTCATTCATGGTTGGTAAGACTGCGTTGACTACACTTGGTCTAAAACTGATTAACTCTGATCCTGCATTTGAGGCACAGTTGAAAAAGGTTGGTCTGAAAACAACACCAGAAGATATCTTCACAGATAAAGGACAGGACGCACGTGCGAAAGCAAAACGTCTGACTGCAAAACAACAGGAACTTGCACTGAAAGGTCGCTTGGGTCTGGTTATCGATGGTACAGGTAAAGACTACGCAAAGATTGAGAAACAGGCTATCGCACTAAGAAAGTTGGGTTACGAAACTGCAATGATCTTTGTTAACACAAACCTAGAAACTGCAGTCGCACGTGACGCAAAACGTGATCGCACACTTGGTAGAAAAGAAGTCACCAAGATGTGGAATGCAGTGCAGGACAACATTGGTAAGTTTCAAAAATTCTTTGGTGCTGGAATGGTGATTGTTGACAACTCTGATGGTGCGGATTGGCAAACTGCTTCTAACACTGCATATAAGAAGATGTCGAAGTGGGTATCTATGAAACCTAAACATCCTGCGGCAAAGAAATGGATTGATTCTCAGAAAAAGTCACGTGGAATTACTGAAGAAGACAGTACTAAACTAGCAGAGTCTAAGAAACCTCTTGAATATGGTACACAAGAGACAACAGATACATTCAAGAAGGCAACGCCAGGCGAAGGTGCACCTCAGAGGTTCGCACAACGTATTAGGGAAAGTATCCTGAGATCTCGTAAACGTAAGTAAGGAGACTAAAATGAACTGGTTAATGAAAAGAATGACAGAACGCACTACATTAGATGGTGCGTTTCTCGTTGGATTGGGACTAATGGTTCTATTCCTTGCGCCCCTTGCAAAGATCGCAGCGGGTGTCGCAATCGCATACGGTGCGTGGACAATGTGGAAGTCTGAATAATGTATGAATATAGATGTAAAATTCTTCGCATTGTAGACGGCGATACAGTAGACGTAGACATCGATCTGGGGTTTGGTATCTGGTTGAAGAAGGAACGTGTTCGTATCATGGGTATTGATACACCTGAGTCTCGTACACGTGACAAGGAAGAAAAGAAGTTTGGACTTGCAGCGAAAGCGTGGGTCAAACATCAGATGCCAGTTGGTAGTCACCAGATCCTGAAGACAGAGATTGACAAGTCTGGTGAAGATAAGAAAGGTAAGTTTGGACGTATCCTTGGAGACTTCCTAATGGGAGAGAAGAATACGAGACTTACAGAGATGATGATGAAAGCGGGACATGCAGTTCCATACTTTGGTGGTTCGAAAGAAGAACTTGTTGAAATGCACATGAAGAACAGAAAGAAACTAATCAAAGAAGGCGTAGTCGAGTGAAACGTTTTAGTCAGTACACACGTATAGACGAGATCTGCGAAGACTGTAACATCTACGATGATCTGATTGTAGAGGATGCAGAATACGAAGGTAAGAAGGTCAAATTGAATGACCCTATTCGTGGTGGATCTAAGAAGTTCTATGTGTATGTAAAGAATGAGAAGGGTAATGTCGTCAAAGTTTCTTTTGGCGATCCTAACATGGAAATCAAACGTGATGACCCTGCGAGACGTAAGTCTTTCAGGGCACGTCACAATTGTGATGATCCTGGCCCTAAGTGGAAAGCAAGATATTGGTCTTGTTGGCAATGGCGTGACGGTGCTAAAGTCGATAACTAAATAAATACAATTAGATTTTAAATTAAAACCCAAAGGAAGAACAATGACTTTCAAAAACAAAATCGACGATCTGTTCATGGAGATGGTAAAAGCATCTCTTGAAGAGAAGAAGTCCGTTAAAGACGAAGACGCATCTAACGATCAGTCTGATGATGGCGATGGGATGGATAAAGTAGATCCCAAGGCAGTCAAAAAGAAGTTCAAAGATCGTAAAGACAAAGACATCGACAACGATGGTGATGTTGACGATTCTGATGAGTATCTACACAAGAGACGTAAAGCAGTATCTAAAGCGATTGCGAAAGATGACGAAGAAGATATGGAAGAGTTTCATGCGCCAGGCATGGCACCAAAAGGTCGTGCAAAAGCGAAACCTGCGTCTACTAAAAAGTCTCTTTCAGATATCCGTAACAAAGCAGACAACTTTAAAAAAAAAGTTAAAGAGTCAGTAGAACTCGAAGAAGAGTCTAAAACTATCGCAAAAGTCAAGGAGATCGTTGCAAAAAAGTCTGCAATGAAAATTGACGGTGTGATGGTCGACATGTTCACTGCCTCTGCAATCGCACAGATCTACGACAAAGTCAACGATGCAAACAAGAAAAAGATGGATGGTCTAAAGATCACCAAACTTGCAGACGTTGCAATGAAGTTGATGAAACGTGAAGAACTTGAAGAGAAGACTGAATGCCCTCAGTGTAAAGGTGAAGGATGTGATCACTGCAATGGTAAAGGATACCATGAGTCAGATAATGTTCAAGAAAAGAAGAACTATGAGTATAAGGACGGTAAAGTCCACATCTCTAAGAAAGACTTCCGTAAGGTTCACAGAGACTTTAAGAATGCAACAAAGGGTAAAGAACGTATGATGATTCTTGATCCTAAGACGCAAGCATCTATATCTGTACCAGTTGTATTCACAGAATCTAACTTCAGAGAGACATTCAGAAATTTAATTTCAAAAAGACTTTCTGAATCTGCAAAAACTGAAGAGAAGTCAGACGAAGTTGCGAATAGATATAATGAACTTAAACAATTAGCGCCAGTGGAATTGACGAAACTGTACATGAAACATCACGAAGATGCAGATATGGACAGTGTAAAGAAGATGGAAAAATCTGCAATGATTTCTGCGATTATTGAGAAAGAAATGGGCGGAAAAGACGCAGAACCAGAATCTGAAGATTGATTCATAAATAGAAGTAGTCATTACCAAATAGGAGAATAAAAATGGCACAATGGGGAAAGACAGATACACTGGCAGATGCTCCTGCGTATCTATCAACAGAGGCTGCACAGCCAAACAAATCTCATGACAAAGACAACGCAGTGTTCGTTGACTTGACAGAAGCAGGTGTTGCATCTAACCGTGCAAAGGGTCTGAAGACGCCAGGTTGGAACTTGTATCATACATATTCAACTGCAGATGGACGTACTCGTCACATTACTGAGTCACTAGTACCAATGAAAGTTTCTGCTGCAGATGCAGGTGACTTGGGTGTAACAGGTGATACAACAGACGAAGATCCAATCGTAGCAGACAGCTAAGACTGATTATTAAATTATGATATTGACAGAATCAACCTTTCTGATGTATGCAATGAAACACTATGACAATCCTCACTGTTCTGACATATCAGAATTTGAGGAAGACATGAAACGTTTTCAGTATCTCAGAAAACTTTTCGGGCGTTATAGACAAGAGAATGAACTGAAGGAAAGGTTGATTCTGAATCACATGATCATCATCTACAACGTATTTGGTGAGAATGGGACTCATATGTTATTCATGAAATTACCTGAGTACCACGAGTACTTGAAACCGTTTTGTGAGTATTTGAACTATATGCCTAGTGTCGTGAGGTATGACGGTCTTGTCATTAACAAACATAGTATTGTTGGTGATAGACATATATGTCAAGTACTTAAAGGAATCTAAAATGGTCGTAGATCTATTTTTAGTATATCAATTCATACGCAAACTTACTACGCCCTTCGAAAAGTGGGAAGCGTACAAGTTGGGTATTATCGATGAAAAGGGTAATATCCTAATCAAACGTAAGAACTTCTTACAGAAGAAACAACGTGATGCGTTTGGGATCTTCGATTTGATGATTCTCAATCTTAAAAAACTACTTGCGAAAGTGCCAGGCGGTTCGTCTAGACTTGCGTCTTACGCAGCTGCATTGTTTCTTATTAAAGAATTTAATGAATTTAGTGAAGATTCCCTCTTGACAGAGGATCTAGACGATGATATAATCGAGCCAGCGCTTAAGAGATTTAAAGAAGAATATCTTGATGCTCTTAAAGCTAAGGGAGATTTGAGTGAAGGAGATTTGTAATGGCAATCGGTATGGCGTTTATTGTAAGGTACTTCGGTGGTGGTGCCCCTCATGCAATTAACGAATATTATGGAGTTGGCGCTGGTATTCCAAGTAGTGGTACAATTAGATGGTCAGACTTTGACTCATACTTTAGAAACAGAGGTATTACGCCAGGCGTAAGTTCAGTTTCTTTTGACGTAACAGTGGACGTATAAGAAAATGGCAAAAGGTACTATTTTTACCAAACCTAAAACTAGAAAAGAATACGAGAACCCTGAAGTACTTATACAGGGTTATGGTCGTATGAATTTAGACACTCTCAAAAAGAAGATTGCAAGAGATCATAACGATGCTGCAAGACACTTGAAGTCTGGTATGTATGAGAGTTACGCCATGGCAATGGATATGATCAACGAACTAATCGAAGCAGTCATGGATGTCGAAAAAGAAATGGATCGTCCACGTTATAAGAGATTAAAGTCTAGACTACAAGAGGAACCTGCAAACTCTGCAGGCGGTGGTGGAGTTGCAGGAATTGGTGTAGGACCAGATGGTGAACCAGGCGTTTCACGCAAAGCATCAAACAAGTATAAAAGGCGAAATCAAAAAGATATTCGAAAATTTATAAATAGAAAGACAATGAATCTTAAATTAGGAGAGTAACCATGTCTATTAGAGATATTATCGCAGCAGCACTATCAAACGAACCAGTGCAAATGCAGAAAGCATTCGATGAAGAAATCTCAGGTCGTGTATCTGCAGCTTTGGAATCAAAGTACGCAGAAATGTCTGAAGCAAAAGTCAAAGAAGAAGACGAAGTCGAAGACGATGCAGAAGAAAAAGATGATGATGACGAAGAAGAAGAGGAAGAAGACGAAGAATAAGTCTTCTCTTAACGGATGTTCACATCTATTAAAATTGCAATAGTTCTAACCGTCCTCGCTACAGGTGGGGTCGGTTATATGTACGTACAGAAGTTACAATCGGATCTTGAAACTGCACGTGAAAACGTTGCAAAGATGGAAGTCGCAGTACGTACTGCAGAAGCAAGTATCGCAACTCTACAAGAAGATGCAGCAAAGATGCAAGAACTAAACTTGCAACTGTCTGCAGATCTTCAAAAAGCTGAGGCATATGGTGATGATCTCAGAAGTAAACTCCAACGACATAATTTGACGGCACTGGCACTCAAAGCGCCGGGTCAACTTGAAGGAAAGATGAATGGTGCAACTGCAAAACTATGGCGTGAATTGGAACAAGACACTGGCGGTGCTGGGGATTCCCCTCTTCCTAGTTGGTTGCAGCGCCCTGACACCAGAACCGAAAGTAGTGACGGTGACGGAAATCCAGAAGACAACAGTTCCGATAGTAGCACGCCCGAAACCGATCAGCCTAACTGACACACGTCTATACGTGGTCAATGAAGAAAACCTTGAAGAGTTCCTTGCAGAATTTGAAGAGGTCAACGGTAATCGTGCGTTTGTTGCATTCTCAGTTAAGGACTATGAAAATCTTGCATTAAATATTGCGGAGTTGCGTAGATATATAAAGCAACAAGGCGAAATAATTCTATATTACGAAGAAGCGGTGAAACCAGAATCATAAATAATACAACAGTATGCAGATGTGATAAATTTGAGGGGGTCTTATGTCCCCCTTTGTCATCTCTAGGAATACGATTATGGCTGAACAACAAAGTAATTTAGAAACAGATATAGCACTTATTAAATCTGATATCAAACAGATTAATAAGTTTTTCTCAAAGGTGGAAACATCTCTTGATATTTTGACTGAACTTCAACGTGAAGTAGCGGTCCAACAAGAGACGTTAAAATTCCAAGGGGACAAACTTGAAGATGTAGAAGACATTTGTACATCATATAAGAAAGAAGAAGCCCTTAGACTAACTGTACTCAGCGACAGATTAGAGGAATATCGTCGTATGGCCAGAGAAGATCATTCAAAACTTACAGAAAAAAATAATGCGATCCGTGAATCTTCCAACAAAGAAATCCTTGATCGTTTAGATCAAATGGAACGTACACTCCACGAACGTATTACAGAACAGACCAAACGTATCAATTCTTTAGAGAACTGGCGTTACTACATCATGGGTGTAGGCGCAGTTTTGTTAATTCTCATTGCAAGAATCAATTGGCCTAATCTTTTTGGTTGACAAGTCGATCTGATTGGTGTATAGTACATCTATTAGATTAGGAGAAACTTTTTATTATGGTTGCGTTCAACGACTTGCACTATGCCCAGATGTTGTCTGGGCGTCTCGAAAACTTTCGCATTCGAAACACAAATCCCTACAAAATAAATTTTAGATGTCCGATCTGCGGTGACTCACAGAAGTCTCGCACGAAGTCACGTGGATGGTTGTTAGAGAAAGAGAATAGGTTCCTCTTCTACTGTCATAATTGTGGCGCCTCTCATGGGTTTCAGAACTTCCTAAAGGTAGTAGATCCTCTACTCTACAATGACTACATTGCAGACAAATTTATCAAAAAAGACAAAAAAGAAGAGTTCCAGTTCAAAGATGATACTGGAAAGAAACTGTCTGTACTAAAAGATAATCCGTTAAAGAAAATAAAAAAAGTATCGCAACTTTCCCACACTCATGCGATCAAAAGATATATAAGTAGTAGACAGATTCCGGCACGTCACCACTATCGTCTTTATTACGTCAAGGCATTCAAAAGCTGGATTAACGGAATCATCCCTGACAAATTTGAAAACTTAGATAAGGACGAACCACGCCTAGTAATACCTTTCCTCGACAAGAATAAAAAAGTCTTCGGTGTTTCTGCCCGTGGTTTCAATCCCAATGGTGTTCGATATCTTACCATCATGTTTGATGATGTACCTAAAGTCTTTGGACTTGATACTGTAGATTTCGAACGTCCATATCATATTGTAGAGGGCGCAATTGACAGTATGTTTCTTTCTAACGCAGTCGCAATGGCGGGTGCGGATGGAAACGTATCCGCATTTGAAAATATGGATAATGCAGTTTTTGTTTTTGATGCAGAACCTCGTAACAAAGAAATCCATCAACGGATGGAACGAGTGATCAGACAGGGGTACAAAATCTGTATCTGGCCCGACAACATGAAGGGTAAAGACATCAACGAGATGGTTCTGAATGGTGTTACAGATGTCGAACAAGTGATTAAAGATAATACGTATAAAGGTTTGGAAGCAAACCTCAGACTACAAAGGTGGAGAAAAACATGAAGACACGACTGATCAGTTACAGTCAACCCCCAAAAGATACCTTTATTGGTATGGAAGATGTGCAAGATCTCATTGCGTACTGTGCAAGAGTATCAAACCCATCTAATCAATTCAACTCAGAGACCTCTGAAAAACTTCTCAATTATCTCGCAAAACATAAACACTGGTCGCCATTTGAAATGGTGTCTGCATGTATTGAAGTAGAGACTACACGTGATATTGCACGTCAACTTTTACGTCATCGTTCGTTTTCATTCCAAGAGTTCTCACAACGTTATGCAGATCCAGTAAAAGAATTAGAATTTGTGAAACGTGAGTGTCGTCTTCAAGATCATAAGAACCGTCAAAACTCTATTGAGATTGAAAATGACCCTGCACTTATTCAAGATCAAAAGAACTTAGATCTGATTTCAGAATGGAATCGTCGTCAGACTGGTATAATTGAAATGGTCAAAAAACACTACGAATGGGCGATTGAAAATAATATCGCTAAAGAACAGGCACGTGCAATCCTTCCAGAAGGTTTGACAGTGTCACGTCTATATGTGAATGGTACTATTCGTTCTTGGATTCATTATGTTGAACTTCGAAGTGCAAACGGTACACAAAAAGAACACATGGAACTAGCAAGAGATATCGGCAAAGTTATTGCTGAGGTATTTCCTCTCGCAAACAAATATATTAACAAATAGGAACATCTTATGACGCAAGTAACAAAGCGGGATGGATCTAAGGAAGAACTCAACATCGAAAAATTGCACAAAGTGGTATTCCATGCGTGTGATGATATTACTGGTGTAAGTCCAAGTGAAGTTGAAATTAAAAGTCAGATCCAATTCTATAACGGAATAACAACTACTGAAATACAAGAAACACTGATCAAGGCTGCGGCGGATCTTATTGCTGAAGAGACGCCTAACTATCAATACGTTGGTGGTCGTCTAATCAATTATCAATTGCGAAAAGAAGTGTATGGTGGTTATGAACCGTGCACCGTAAAAGAACTAGTTGAACGTAATATTGAGAAGGGTTTCTATGATCCAGAACTACTCGAACAATATACAGATGAAGAGTGGGAAAAAATAGATGGTTTTGTTAACCACGGGCGTGATGAGAATCTTACTTATGTTGCGATGGAACAACTACGTGGTAAGTACCTCGTACAAAACCGTGTGACTGGTGAAATCTTCGAAACACCTCAGATGTGTTATGTTCTAATTGCTGCAACGTTGTTTCAGAACTACCCAAATGACACACGTCTACAATATGTAAAGGATTACTACAATGCTATCAGTCAACATGATATTAGTTTGCCTACTCCTGTTATGGCTGGGGTACGCACTCCACAGAGGCAGTTCTCCAGCTGTGTCCTCATCGAAACTGATGACAGTTTGGACAGTATTAATGCTACTTCTAGCAGTATCGTAAAGTATGTAAGTCAGAAAGCGGGTATTGGTATCGGTGGTGGTAACATCCGTGCGATTGGTTCTCCAATCCGTAAGGGTGACGCATTCCATACAGGTATCATTCCTTTCTACAAACACTTTCAGTCTGCAACTAAGTCTTGTTCGCAAGGTGGTGTACGTGGTGGCGCAGCGACTATTTACTATCCGATCTGGCACCTTGAAGTCGAAGATATGATTGTGTTGAAGAACAACAAAGGCACAGAAGAGAACCGTGTACGTCACATGGACTACGGTGTTCAGTTTAACAAGTTGATGTACGAACGTCTGATTACTGGTGGTGATATTACTCTATTCTCTCCCTCAGACGTGCCTGGACTGTATGATGCATTCTTTGCTGATCAAGATAAGTTCAAGGAACTATATGAGACTGCAGAACGCAACACACGTCTGCGCAAGAAGACTATCAAGGCGATTGATCTGTTCTCTATGTTTATGGAAGAACGTAAGAACACAGGTCGTATCTATCTACAGAATGTAGACAATGCAAATGATCATGGTTCGTTCCTACCAGAAGTTGCGCCTATTCGTCAATCGAATCTTTGTGCAGAAATTGACTTGCCAACAAAACCATTAAATGATATAAATGACCCTGAAGGAGAAATCAGTCTTTGTACTCTATCTGCAATCAACTGGGGTAACGTGAGGTCACCAGAAGACTTCGAACGTGCGTGTACTCTTGCGGTTCGTGGTTTGGATGCGTTGTTGTCATATCAGAATTATCCCATTTTGGCTGCACGTCTATCGACTGAGAAACGTAGACCACTAGGTGTAGGTATCATCAACTTCGCATATTGGATGGCGAAACATGATCTATCTTATCAGGATGTTACACCAGAAGGTCTGGAATTGATTGACGAATATGCAGAAGCATGGTCTTACTATTTGATCAAAGCGTCTGCAGATCTTGCAGTAGAACAAGGTTCAATTAGTGGTGCGGATGAGACTAAGTATGGGCATGGTATCACGCCTAACCAAACATACAAGAAAGATCTTGATGAACTAGTTCCTCATAAAGAACGTATGGATTGGGAAGGACTACGTGCACAGTTGAAAGAGACTGGTATCCGTAACTCAACACTTATGGCGTTAATGCCTTCAGAAACTAGTGCACAGGTTGCGAATGCGACAAATGGTATTGAACCACCTCGTTCACTAATTTCAGTAAAACAATCAAAACACGGAGTTTTGAAACAAGTTGTACCTGAGTACAAACGTTTGAAGAATAAATATGATCTCCTGTGGGATCAACAGACACCAGTCGGTTATCTCAAAATCATGGCAGTTCTACAGAAATATATCGATCAGGGTATCTCAGTCAATACGTCTTATAATCCTAAGTTCTATGAGGATGAAAAGATTCCAATGAGTGAGATGTTACAACACCTGTTGATGTTCTACAAGTACGGCGGGAAACAACTATATTATTTTAATACCTATGATGGTCAAGGTGAAGTAGACGTTAGTAAACTGATGGAAGAACCCCTTGAACAAACAGATTTAGACGAATCAGCATGTGAAAGTTGCACAATTTAGAGGAAAGTAAATGAGCGTTTTTGACGTTAACAATCGTACTGATCACACAAAAGTAAAAATGTTTTTGGACCCTTCAGGGGGTCCAACCATTCAACGTTATGATCAGTTGAAGTATAAATCATTTGATAAGTTGACGGACAGTCAACTAGGTTTCTTTTGGCGTCCAGAAGAAGTGGATATCTATCAGGATGCAAAAGACTTTAAGAGTCTAACTGAACACGAACAACACATTTTTACATCAAATCTGAAGAGACAGATCCTATTGGACTCCGTGCAAGGACGTGCGCCTGTTGAAGCATTCAACCCAATTGTCAGTCTTCCTGAGATGGAAAACTGGATTCAGACGTGGACGTTCTCTGAGACGATCCACAGTCGTTCATATACACACATCATTCGTAATGTGTATCCTAATCCATCAAAAGTATTTGATGAACTGATGGACATTGCACCAATCGTAGATTGTGCAGATTCTATCTCAGAGTACTATGATAAGTTAATTGAGATGAGTTCTTGGTATAATCTACTGGGTGAAGGTCGTCACGCAATCAATGGTGAGATCGTCGTGGTCGATCTATATGAACTAAAGAAACTTCTTTGGTTGACATTGATGAGTGTAAACATTCTAGAAGGAGTTCGTTTCTATGTTTCTTTTGCTTGCTCTTGGGCGTTCGCAGAACTTAAAAAGATGGAAGGAAACGCAAAGATTATCAAGCTTATTGCTCGAGATGAGAATCTACACTTAGGTTCTACTCAGTTGATGTTGCGTACCTTGAAGAATAAGGACGATCCAGACTTTGCAAAAATTGCAGAGGAAACCAAAGATGAATGTATCCAGATGTTCGTGGATGCAGTCAATCAAGAAAAAGCGTGGGCAGATTACCTGTTCAAAGACGGATCTATGATTGGTCTTAACGCACAACTACTAGGTGAGTATATTGAGTATATCTGCACTCGACGTATGAAACACGTTGATCTTGAATCTCCTTATAATGTTAAATCCAATCCTCTTCCTTGGACACAGAAGTGGATCTCAGGTGCAGAAGTCCAAGTAGCACCACAAGAAACAGAGATTACATCATACGTTTCTGGTGGAACAAAACAAGACGTATCAACAGACACATTTAAGGGGTTCGCACTATGATCGAAATTTACGGTAAAGACGCATGTACATTCTGCTCTAAAGCAACTGGTCTTGCAGAGACACTGGGACTTAACTACGTTTACAAAAAACTAGGTAATGATTTCAGTCGTGAAGAACTCTTTGAAATGTTTCCAAACGCACGTACATTCCCACAGATCCGTGCGAATGGTGAATACATTGGTGGGTATGAACAATTCGTACAATATGTTAAGAAGGCAGCATAAATATCTCTGTAATTAACAGTAGAGTATGAGTATGATTTCTAAAGATAATTTTGATGAAGTAATTTCTTCTTACAAAAAATCAGGTAAATATAGAGTCTTCAATGACATCCTTAGAGAGCGGGGGAAATTTCCCCGCTCAATTTGGTACGGAAAATACGCACCAAAGAATATTGTAAACTGGTGTTCCAACGATTATCTTGGCATGGGTCAGAATGAATATGTGATCAATGCAATGCACACTGCACTAGATCAAACTGGTGCGGGTTCTGGTGGAACAAGAAACATTGGTGGTACATCACACTACCACGTGACACTTGAAAGTGTTCTTGCACAACTTCACCAAAAAGAATCTGCGTTACTATTCTCAAGCGCATATGTTGCAAACGAATGGTCACTCATTGCACTCTCTCGTATCATTCCAAATATCTGTTTTATTTCTGATAACAAAAACCATGCATCGCTTATTATGGGTATGAAACATAGCCGTGCGGATAAGATGATATTTCCCCATAATGATATGGACGAATTAGAAATTGCGTTAGAAACTGCAGTGAGAGAAAATAAAGTTCCATGCATCGTGTTTGAGTCTGTATATTCTATGGACGGTGATGTAGGGAAAATTGAAGAAATTTGTGATCTCGCAGATAAATATAACGCAATCACTTATATTGATGAAGTTCATGCAGTTGGTCTTTATGGTGAGACAGGTGCGGGTTATTGTGAGAAATTAGGTTTAACAGATAGGATAACAATAATCAATGGGACACTCGGTAAAGCATTCGGAGTTCAGGGAGGTTACATTGCTGGTGATAGTGTTGTCGTTGACGCTATTCGGAGCGTGGCTTCTGGGTTTATTTTCACAACCTCAATCTCCCCAGTCATCTGTGCAGGAGCTATCGCCTCCATCAAATATATCAGTGACAACCCTTCCATCCATAGAAGACATCAGGAAAGGGCATCATTTCTAAAGAAACTTTTAGATGATGCAAACATTCCTGTTCATCCAAATGCATGTACACATATTGTACCAGTAATGGTAAATGACGCCTTTAAGTGTAAAGAAGCAAGTGACCGTCTCTTGAACGAGTTCGGTATCTACATCCAACCAATCAATAGTCCAACAGTCGATGTTGGAACTGAAAGACTACGAATCGCACCAACGCCATATCACGATGACGTGATGATGGTAGAGTTGGTGGAAGCACTAAAGAAAGTTTTAAATGTCAAAGATTTATAATTTTAAAGACAAAAAATTGATGAAGGAAACAGATCTTGATGGTGGTATTCCTGTAAACAAAAATTACCTCACAGAATCTGACAAAGTTTCTGAAGAAATGAATTCATCTAATAACGATATTTACGCACGAGGTTTGAATGAATCAACTTGAAGCCGCATTTTTCGGCAAAACAATATGGAAAAGAGAGAGTAAAATGACTAAATTGAAAAAAGCATTTTGGTTTGTCTGTGGGATTTTGTGTCTTGGTATTGCATACCTTGGTGTAATCTTGCCAGGCATTCCATGGTCCACACCAATCCTTGGCGCTGCGTTTTGTTTCGCAAAGTCAAGTGAGAAGTTCCACAACTGGATCATGAATCACAAAACATTTGGCCCATTCATTACAGAATGGCAAACATATAAAAAAAAAACAAAAAAAGGCAAATACATTATGATGGCGGTCATGTCAACAGCACTTGCATTTATGTGGTTTGGTACAGGTAATCCAAAAGCAACACTATATTTGTTTATTTTGTTTGCGTTGATTGTTACATGGGCATGGAGATTCCCAGGCTCAAAAGAAGAAGCGCAACGTCGAATTGATGCAGGAGAAAAACTCGGCTGGTTAAAGTAAATGGACGAATGGGAATATCATATTGCAGAACTCAAATGGCGCATAGAAAAACTGCGTCAAGAAACTGGGTACTACAATAAGAGTTCCCATCCCCAGCCGCAGAAAAGTGTGGAAAAACCTAAAATTGAGCCGCAGAAAAGTGTAGAAGAGATAGATGCACAAGAAAAGAGAAATGCAGAAATGAATGACATTAAAGCAAAACTCATGGGAAGAAAGCTTGCCAAATGATGGAAAGTGGGATACAATATGGATGATTTGAAATTTACAACATGTGGAGATTATATGGCACAACAAGATGAACGATATGTGGTAGTAACAACTACGTCAACTTTTCGTGAACGATACATGGTCCCTGTGAGTAAGTTACAGGAACTTAATACAGATGTTAACATCACTAATGATCCTGTGAAACAGATTGAATGGGCAGAAGACTCAGTCACCACAGAAGAAGTCAAAGAGTTTTCTCAGAAGTGGTTGGGTGAAACTATTGTTGACACGTTTATTCTGGATGAAGAACGTGCCTTGATGTTATTTGATAGGGACAACGGTTACCTGTCAGATTGGTCGGAAGAAAAGAAACTTGAATGGATACATGATTGGAAGGAGAAACCAGTTGGGCTACCTTAGTGATAAATTCCACAGTTTCTGTATCAAGATGAATAATGCAACACAGACCGAACGTGACTTTGGTCCACAACATCCTGATACAATCAAAAACTATGAGATTGCAAATGAAGCAAAATTAGAATTTCAAGAAGAAATTGTAAAAGCAGAAAAGGATTTGATCCGTAATGTCAGTTGAAATATTTGGAATGGGAAACTGTGTCAATTGTACAAAGTCTATGAAGACTGCAAAGGCTTACAATCTTCCATACGAGTACTTCGATATCACATATAAGAAGTTCAGAGATATTCTGGAAAGTCGTATGAAGTTAGAAGATGGCATGCCTCAACCTGTGATATTTTGGAACAAACGATATGTCGGAACCTATAATGATTTTCTTCAAGAGATAGAAGATACAATGGGTGGTTTTGGAGATGGGAAAATATGAAGACAGACACATTGATTATAGTCCTGTTTTGTATTCTTTTGGTTTTCATGGGCATACAGATGAGAGATCTCAATTTGCAGATTGATCAACTAGGTGAATCACTTTCTGATCAGTTAGAAGAATTACAGAGGATGAAAGATGGCGGGTCGTAAAGTAAAGACAGAAGCATTAGATAATCTTACTGCACAGTATAACGAAATTTGTAAAGAAAATAAAGAACTTGTTTTTGAAAACGAATTGATCAGACGACAGAACACAATGTTGTTGGAAACACTGGAAGCAGTTTGTGATGAGAATATTATCCCAGATAACTCTACTAGGTTTCGTCTGAATAATGTTCTTAATAACATCGTGGAGATGAAATAACTTTGAAATCCTCTAAGGTACAACTACATCATTTGATGAAAGTCAACCCACTGACTGAAAATCAGAAGAAGTCTTTTGATATGTGGGAAGCCCGTCATAACTTGGTTATGTCTGGATCTGCAGGTACAGGTAAAACATTCCTTGCAATGTATCTTGCATTGCAACAGGTGTTAGATAAGAACACACCTTATGATAAGGTTGTCGTTGTCAGATCTATCGTACCTACACGAGACATTGGTTTCTTGCCTGGCGACGAAGAAGAAAAGAAGGATGCGTATTCGAGACCATATATCTCGTTGTGCGCAGAACTTCTACAGGACAATGAAGCATGGTTGCATCTTATTACAGAGAATAAGGTTCAATTCCTTTCTACTTCATTCATTCGTGGACTTACATTGTCGAATGCAATCATCATTGTTGATGAGATGCAGAACTTGAACTTCCACGAACTTGATACAGTCATCACACGAGTCGGCGAAGATTGTCGATTCATCATGTGTGGTGACTATTACCAATCGGACTTTGAGAAAGATAAAGATCGAAATGGTATTCTAAACTTCATGGACATTATCAGGAGATTGAAGATGTTCAGTGTGATTGAATTTACATGGGAAGATATTGTCAGATCTGACTTTGTAAAAGACTATATTATGGTCAAAGAAAAACTGGGACTATCATAAGGAGATATTATGGCAAAGGTAGTAGGAGTAGGTGCAGGAAGGTCATCCTTGCAACGAGTTAAGAAAACGACTTCAATTGGAAAGTCAGTTCGTTCACGTCCAAGTAACAAATCGCAAAAACGTAGCTGGAAGAAGTATAGAGGTCAAGGTAAATGACACTTATTTTTGAACGAGTGGGTAAAACCGTATATGCACGAGAGTTTGGTGCAGATCCTTCAACCCGTTGGGTTTATACAGAACTAGACTAATGAAAAAATTTATCTTTGATGTAGATGGCACATTGACTCCAAGTCGTGGTGTCATCGATCCTGATTTTGCAAAATGGTTCTGGGGGTTTATTCAGAGCAATAAAACTTGGTTAGTTACAGGTAGTGACTATCCAAAGACATTAGAACAGTTAGGTCGAGACATTTGTGAAGAAGTAGTGACTGTATATAACTGTTCTGGTAATGATGTTTGGTTCAAAGGAAGACGTGTCAACACAATACCTTTCAACCCCCCTCAGCGACTGTATGACTTGATGCACGGTTGGTTACAGACTAGTTCTTTCCCTCTACGCATGGGAAACCATATCGAAGAACGAGCGGGTACTATCAACTTCAGTATCATTGGTAGACCCCATGATCCCCCACTGACACTTGCAGAACGCAAACTTTACATCAAACATGATTTGAAAAATCGTGAAAGAGAAAGTATTGCATATCAGATCAATTACGAATTTCCTGATATTGCTGCAACAGTGGGTGGGGAAACGGGCGTAGACATCTATCGCAGAGGTGGAGACAAGAGTCAGATCCTAGAAGACTTTGATGCACCATATGATGACATCTATTTCTTTGGAGATAAAATGCAAGAAGGCGGTAATGACTATCCTTTGGGAAAACTTCTTCCAGAGAAAAACGTTTTCGAAGTCAAAGACTGGAAACACACTTGGTCGATATTGAGTGAGTTATAGAAATAAATACTACGACTCATAAGGAATAGAACATGTTTAACAGATTTATGCAAACATTAACATTGTTCACTGCGTTTGCAATCGCTGCAGTGGCTGCATGGTTTTCAGTAGTTGGATTGTCAACTATCTTTGCAGGTGCATTCTGGTCTGTTATAATCATGGCGTCTATTCTAGAAATCGGTAAACTCGTAAGTGCAGTTTGGTTACATCTCTACTGGAAATCGGTTAGTGGTCTAATCAAAGTGTACCTTTTAATCTCAGTATTCATCCTCATGGTCATCACGTCTATGGGGATCTTTGGTTACCTGTCAAAGGCGCACATCGAAACCAAAGCGAGTGGTGGAGAATACTCTGCGCAGATTGAAAGACTAGAACAACGCATTGAAAGACAGAACATTCAGATTGCACGTGCAAATAATACGTTGGATGATTTGGATGCTGCACTCGACAAGTATACTGAAGTTGGTGCAGTCACTAAGGGGCTCGCTGCACGTGAAGAACAAAAAGAACAACGTGCTGCATTGAACGCAGACATCGATGCTGCATACGATAAGATCGATGAGTACAAAGATCAGATTGCAGACATCAACGTAGAAGTTCGTGCATTCGAAGTTGAAGTTGGTCCTATCAAATATGTCGCAGAACTTGTCTATGGTGATAAAGCAGAATCAAACCTTGAAGATGCAGTTCGTTGGGCGATCATTCTTATTATCGTCGTGTTCGATCCACTCGCAGTTATTCTACTGATCACATCTGCAAAAGCGATCAAAGAACAGAAACCAAAACCCAAACGTAAACCTGCAAAGAAAAACATCAACTACATTGATCCAAAAGATATTGTAAAGGTTGACCCTATATGAACGAGAACCAGTATTATGAGTCTTTAAGGAATAGGTTTCAAACCGCTTGTTTTAAACAAGATGATGTTCCGTCCTTAGAGACAATAGAAAAAATTTTAAAAGAATCTGTTGAAAGTACGCCTGTTTTTGGTCTTGACTATCATCATTCGGTGAAAGTTTTTGGACCAAATTATGCAGAGGATAAAAGAAAAGTTTGTTGGCAAACTTGCGAACACGACAAAACTCGTAAAATGTTTGACGCAAATAAAAAAGATCAGCCAAACATTGAAACTCTTGACAAATATCTTAATTATTTTATTCAAGATATTAAAAATAATAATGCTAAAGAAACCTCGTATAATAAATTTCAAGAAGATGCTCTTACGTTCAGTATGCAAGTCATGGCGCCTTATCTCTTAGTATTTAAGTTTGATCCAGACAAATATATTCATAAAGATAAAAAAGAAGCTCTTAAAAACAAAAAGACAAAGGCTTTACAATCTTCTATGGCCCATGCTCTTTCTGTGGCTATAATTGCAGAACATTACGGAGTGGATAGTGGTTTCTGTGGTTGTTTTTTCAAAAATAGTCATAATAAAAACAAAATATTCTATAATGATGAAGATGTATGGTTGTTTGTGGGACTAGGTTATAAAGAAGACTGGTGTCATAAAGCTAAAGGATCCCTTAATTATGAAGAAAGACAATCTGAAAAACCAAAACTGGAAGACATCATAGAGTTAACCTAAATATCTCTACACATAGGAGATTTTAGATTATGATTATTGCAGGCGTAGACTACAGTTTGACATCCCCCGCTATATGCGTCCACGAAGGGGACGAGTGGGATTATAAGAACTGTCAATTTTATTATATGGTAAAACGTGACAAACTATTACATCCAGAGAAGCAGTTCAATGCAACTCTGTATCCTTCTTTTGACTACGATATTGAAAGGTTCGAAAAACTTTCTAACTGGTCACTCAACATTCTCAAAGAACATAAAGTAACACACGTCAACATCGAAGGTTATGCTTTCGGTGCGGTTGGTCGTGTCTTTCAGATCGCAGAAAACGCAGGACTCTTAAAGTATCAAGTACACAAAGAAGGGTTGGGTTGTTTTGTTCATGCTCCTACTGTTATTAAGAAATTTGCAACAGGTAAGGGTAACGCAACCAAAGAAAAGATGTACGATGCATTTTTTTCTGAAACAGGGGTTGACATTCGTGAAAAAATCGGTATAATATCAGTTAAACAATGGAACCCTGTAAGTGACATTGTGGATGCTTACTATATTGCGAAGTTCGGTTTTGAAACGGAGAAAGAGAATGCAGATCAAACGTAAGAGTTCATTGACTGGTGTTTATCGTACACGTGAAGTCAAGGTCAAACCCAGAGATTATGAGATGTGGGAGAAAGGATACGTGAGTATCAACGAAGCAATGCCTTACCTTGATGAGAATGATCGTGCGTTTATCCTTGCAGGGATTACGGATGATGAATGGCGACAAGCGTTCGCATCAGAAATAAGTAATATCATCAACGATCAATTCTAAGGAAAATTCATGACTACTATGACCGCATGGTTACTTACCACCTACGTTGTGGGCACTGCATTCGGATTTTACATGGGAAAGTCTTCTCGTGTATACGAAGCATTAGAAAAACTTATTGATCAACTTATTGATGATGGATATATCAAAACAAAAGGATCTGGTAAGAATATAGAGTTGTTGAAGTACTGGGAAAAAGAATGATAGTTATATTTAATGGACCGCCTGGTTCTGGTAAGGACGAGGCTGCAGCGTGGTTGGGTAGACGTGGGTTTGCTCATTTAAGTTTCAAACATCACTTGTTCCGTGAAACAATGAAAGAGTTTGATGTTGATACTGTTTGGTTCATGGATGGTTTCAATAATCGTTCTATGAAAGAACTACCAGAAGAAAAACTGCGTGGTATGTCTCGCCGACAGGCCATGATCTACACATCAGAAGATGTTATCAAACCAAAATATGGTAAGTCATACTTTGGTGATCAAGTTGCATCCCAAGTTGAAGGTGACGAAAAGTATGTTATCAGTGATGGCGGTTTCGTAGAAGAGATCGAACCTTTGATCGACAAAGTCGGCGCAGAGAATATTCTGTTGGTTCAACTTGTCCGTGAAGGATGTAGTTATCGTTCTGATTCACGTCGATATTTCAACGGCCAACTTATCGAATCTTTTAGTGCAGGATATGAGTCTGATATAGAAGATCAGTATATTCTAGAAACTGAACTTCCTATCCCCACATATCGCATATATAATAATGGGACGTTAAAAGAATTTCATGACGCCCTAGAAAACATATATGAGTTAGTAATCGGTAGAGAGTTAATAGACTAAAACTGGATTCTTTGTTATGAGTAAACTTGTTGGTATGCCTGTACCAAACGTCATCAATCTTAAAGAGTGTGAAGATCGTCGCATTTATATGCAGAACGAATTGTCTAAGTATAACGTCGAACCAATCTTCCATCAATACGATAGATACGAAGACTCAGATGTTCGTGCATTCTGTGATGATATGATCGAACCTTATTGGATCGATAAAGGCACCACAACTTCCCACCTTCTCACAATCAAGAAATGGTTAGAAACGACAGACGAAGAGATTGGTCTGTTCATGGAAGATGATGTTGACTTCACCACTGTCCAACACTGGAACTTTACCTTCGAAGAGTTTGTGGAACGGATGGGTACAAAGTGGGGCGCATTACAGTTAGGACTTGTACATGAAAGTCATCCTGTGATGGTTCCACGTAAACGTGAACAACAGGATCACGGTCTACAGTGTTACATGTTACGTAGAAAGTATGCAACCAAACTAGTGAAGTTCTACTTCGATCAAGGCGATGATACAATACACTATAGGATGCCAGTGGGTGCAATGTTATCTTTAGAGAACGCAGTCTTGTGGGGGTTTGGAAGAATCTTCACCTTTCCTCTTTTCAACCACAACGTAACACAGTTTAATTCTGCAAACATTTTTCAAAAGGGATCTCAGGTGGATGCGTCTGTAAGATCATATCACACTATTCGTGCGTGGTGGGAAAATGAAGGCAGAAATATGAGTTTAGATGAAATCTTCAACAACAGTAAAATAGATTATTAAAAGGAAAAAATTATGAGTTGTCTATACAAAGGTCAAGTTATCGAATCTGAGGTATCCGCTAATTCATTTGGTGGTACAGAAATGATGCGTGAACGTGTAATCAAAAATGTGGATAAACAATGGTTGGATCAAGTAGCGATTCACTTCTCACGTCCACGACAGTTGTTTGAGGATGTCCCAAACGTCCTTTACTGTCATGATCTTGCAGAAGATCCAGAGAATAATGTTCTTGCGAATGGAGGGTGGGAAAAGTTCGATCACTTTGTATTCGTATCTGCATGGCAACGTGATCAGTTCATCACACGTTTCAATATCCCCTATTCAAAGACAACAGTAATCTACAATGCAGTGGAGACTCAATATGATCCAGTTAATAAAGACGTTGATACAATTCGTTTTATTTACCATACTACTCCCCATCGTGGTCTTGAGCTCCTTGTTCCTATCTTTGATGCTCTTTGTAATTCTTTTGATAACATTCACTTGGATGTTTTTTCTTCCTTCGGTATCTACGGATGGGAACAAAGGGACGAACCATACCGTGATCTTTTTAAGAAGATAGAAGATCATCCTCACATGACTTATCATGGTTGGCAACCCAACGATGTCGTACAAGAAGCATTGAAGAAGTCTCACATCTTCCTCTATCCGAACATCTGGAAAGAGACATCGTGTATTGCAATGATTGAAGCAATCAAAAACCAAGTTATTGTTATTCACCCGAACTATGGTGCATTGACAGAGACGGCAGCGAACGCAACAATCGTGTATGAGTACACCGAAGACAAGACACAACATGCGAACTATGCATTTAGTATTGCTGCACAGGTTCTTAATGTACAGAAAGAGAATCCGAACTACTTCAATCGATTCACCTATTCGGATCGTTACAACCTTGCACGTAATAGTATCGAGTCTTTCACAAATGTGTGGAATCAAGTTCTTTCACTAATCGTTCAGGAGTCCCAAAAATAACTCTTGACATTTGTGTGACAGTATAGTACACTGTACATAATGTAAATTTGTTGGAAACTTAAAAATGGCAATCTTAGTAGATTTTAACCAAGTGATGCTCGCCTCATTCTTTGCAAATGCAGGCGGGCACAATGTAGAGATTGACGAAAATATGATTCGTCACATGTTCCTTAACTCCCTTCGTGCGAACCGTAAAAAGTTCACAGAAGAATGGGGTGAAATCGTAATCTGTTGTGATAGTAAGAATGTATGGCGCAAAGACATCTTCCCTTATTACAAGGCAAACCGTAAGAAGTCTCGGAGTGAGTCTGATATTGATTGGAACGAACTGTTCACAGTAGTTCACAAGATCCGTGATGAGATCGACGAGTCTTTCCCTTACAAAGTAGTTAATGTTGATCGTGTTGAAGCAGATGACATCATTGCGACTATCGTTCACGACAATGGGACCACCCTCAACACAGGTGGGGAGAAGTTCTTGATCCTATCAGGAGACAAAGATTATATCCAATTGCATACCTATGCGAACGTTGGACAATATGACCCAGTCCGTAAACGTTGGATTCGAAATGATGATCCTGATAAATACCTAAAAGAACACATTCTTAAAGGTGACGCAGGAGACGGTGTACCCAATGTATTATCTGCAGACAACTGTCTTGCAATTGGAGAACGACAACGTCCTATGACATCCAAGAGACTGTACGCACTGTTAGACGGTGGCGAGAAGAACATGACAGAGGAAGTTCTTTCTGGTTATCATCGCAACAAGATGATGATCGACTTAAACGAGATCCCTCAGAATTATAAGGACGAGATTCTTGAAGTGTATAATAAAGACAAGATGGTTGGACGTGAAGGACTGTTCAACTTCTTCATTAAACACAAATTAAAACATTTGTTAACGGATATACAGGATTTTTAAAATGGCAACTCGAAGACTTCCTCTTTCAGAGATAGTGAGTAAAGCAGGTACACTGCGCAGTAAGAAACAAAAGATTGAGTGGTTGCAACAAAACGATTCAGTACCACTTCGAACAATTCTTCGTCTATGGTATGACGAGAATATCGAATGGTTGGTTCCAGACTCTGCACCCCCTTACAAGAAGAATGCAACTTCGGATGAAGGGATGATGTTGTACCACGAAACACGTAAACTTCGTATCTACGTAAAGGGTGGTGGTTATGATAACCTCAACCAAACAAAACGTGAAGGATTATTCATTGGGTTACTCGAAGATGTATGTGACCCAGATTCAGAGATGCTTTGTCAGATGATTTCAGGTGAAAAACAGAAAGGTCTGACAAAACAAACTGTGGAAGACGCATTTCCACGTATTTTTATCGATCCAATCAAGCTGAGTTAGGAATATGAGTAAAAAGTTCAAAAATTTCCGTAATAAAAGTAAAGATTACGAATACGACGACGAATGGAGCGACTTCAATGAAGAACGCATCCAAGAAAAGCAACGTGGTAAAAAGCGAAAGCAGAAAGTCAACGAAGGTCGTAATCGAAAACATATGAACTTTAAAGACTTCCGTGATAGTTAAAAAAACTTGAAAAAATATTAAATTTTTTTTCAAAAAACTCTTGACATTCTCTGTTACACATACTATATTATAAGTGTAACAGAGAGAAAGAGATATGAACATTCAATCACAAATTACTGAACTTCTTAACCAAGGTGTCCCTTGGTATGAGATTGTAATTGCTTTTGGTGCCGTTGGTGGTATCATTGCGTTGTTGATCATTATCTTTGTTCTTCACTGGCAAAGTATGTAAAAAAACGCTTGCCAAATGGTACGAAATGTACTATTATTATGATGAATTAGTGAGAAAGAGTAAATAATGATTGCGATAAAAGAAAAGACAATATTGACCGACTGTGACGGTGTCGTTCTTGACTGGGAATATGCTTTTGGTCAATGGATGCATCGTCACGGTTACACCGTGCAGGTTGAAGGTGTGTACGAGATGGATGTCAAGTACGGTCTTGAAAAGAAAGAAACCAAACGGTTGATTCGGATGTTCAATGAAAGTGCGTGGATGCGGAAACTTGCTCCACTTCGGGACGCCGTCAAATATGTGAAGAAACTTCACGAAGAACATGGATATGTCTTCCATGCGATCACCAGTCTAAGTAACGATACTTACGCACAACACTTGCGGAGCAAGAACCTTCGTGAGTTGTTTGGTGAGACTGTCTTTGAACGGTTTGTGTATTTGGACACAGGTGCAGACAAAGATGAAGTCATGGAAGAATATCGGGACACTGGTTGTTACTGGGTTGAAGACAAAGTAGAAAATGTCGACGTTGGAATTGCAGTCGGTTGTGAAGGCATCTTGATGGCACACGAACACAACGCAGGTTACACTGGTAAAGCGACTCGTGCTCAAAACTGGAAACAGATCTACGAAATGATTACTGCGTAACTCCTCTCTTTCGCTTACACACTTACGCAGGCAAGAAGACGGTTGAGGTAACTTGACCGTCTTTTTTGTATCTGACATAAATATATGTAAACAATATTGGATAGGACTATAAGATGCCCACATACAACTTTAGAAACATAAATACAGGTGAAGAAATCGAAGTTTCCATGAGGATTGCGGAACTAGATGCATTTAAGGAAGAACATCCTGAGTTGCAACAATTTTTGTTAAAGGCGCCTTCGATTGGTGACCCTATAAGATTGGGTTTGAAAAAACCAGATGATGGGTTCAAGGATGTACTAAAGAATGTGAAGTCGCACCATAAGGGTTCTAGAACGATAGAGAATAAAATAAACACTTGGTAGAATTATGCCTAGAATAGTCACAACTGCACATTTCCATGTAGGACATGCGAGTCCCACGCCCAACCCATTTCACAAAACTCCATATACTGCGAGTCAGAACAAGGTTGAGGCGCAAGGTGATCCAGTTATTCGTATCGGCGACTCTACTTCATGTGGTGATCCTGCGACTGGTAGTTCTTCCAAAGTAAAGGCGGTTGGTGCATTCGTGCATCGTGCAGGAGATTCGACAGGTGGTCACGGATCTTGGCCAGGCAATCAGGCAGAATCAGGAGCACCAAAAGTCAATGTAGGTAGTTAAAATGTCTAACCCAGATTATGCAGCGTTACTCGCCGCAATTGCGGCAGAAACAGATCCTGTTTTAAAACAAGCATTAATCGATCAGGCATATCGTTTCACAGAAACACCTACTGATGACGAGATAGAATTATTTGAATTTGTTGACTATGATTATATTGAACCAAACCCTGGCATCTTCTCAGATACGAGTGCATTTTACTTCACGCCAGGGTATGTCGATGTTGACTATGTACGAGGTGCTACAGCTTCGTATGTAGATATATATTATGTAGATTCAGGATATTTCGAAGAGGGGTCGATCCCTTCCGAACCAACTTATAGCTCATATGTAGGTGTATACTACAACAACGCTGGGGAAAGTACTTAATGGCTATTACTAAACGTATTGATAAAGGGTCGTCCCTTACGTACCAAGAGATGGACGACAACATAGATGCAATCGCACCACGTACAAGTGCGACTGGATCTGTTCAAATTCCTGCAGGGACAACCGCACAACGTGACGGTTCTGCATCTAATGGATATCTAAGATATAACACACAACTTAACCAGTTCGAAGGTTACATCAACGGTGGTTGGGGCGGACTTGGCGGTGGTGGTGGATCTGGTGATCCAAACCAAAATGCGTACAGTAACTTTGCGGTATCTGGTCAGACAACTATCGCTGCAGATCAGGCGACAGATACAATCAACTTCGCTGCGGGTTCGAACATTACCCTCACCACAAATGCAACGACTGATACTCTTACAATCGCTGCAAACTTTACCCAAGACTTTGCGTTCTCTTCACTGACAGGTAAACCTACGACTGTCTCAGGTTACGGTATCACAGATGCACAGGCACTTCTTGTATCTGGCACGAACATCAAAACCATCAATAATACATCTATATTAGGTAGTGGTAATATAACGGTATCTGCGACTGCGGATTGGAATACTCTTCAAAATAAACCAACCACAATCTCAGGGTTTGGTATCACAGATGCATTTGATGGTGCATGGTCTTCTTTGACTGGAACCCCAACCACATTATCTGGTTATGGTATTACAGACGGACAAGCAATTCTAGTTTCGGGTACATCGATTAAAACAATCAACGGTGCGTCTGTACTGGGGTCTGGCGACTTGACTGTTACTGGTTCGTATGGCGATTCAGATGTTAGTGCACACCTTAATACTTCTGGTGCAAACACAAATGAGTTTCTGCGTTGGAACGGTATCGACTTCGAGTGGGCATCAGTATCTGGTGGTGGCGGATCTGAAACAGATCCAGTTGTAGGCGCAATCGATGGTATCGTAAAAGCAGATGGTGCGGGTAATATTTCTGCTGCTGAAGCAGGAACTGACTACTCCACATTTGATGGTGACTGGAACAGTCTATCAAGTACACCTACGACTCTTTCTGGTGCAGGGATTACTGCATCATTGTTAGACTTGACGAATCAAGGTGGCACAACAATTAATGACGGTAGTTCAGGTACTTTCTTGACTACAGATGGTAACGGTAACTTCTCGTTTGCTGCAGTATCTGGTGGCGGCGGATCTCTTGCATTCACAGACTTGACAGACACCCCTGTAAACTATAACGGTGCGGGTAGTCAACTTATCGGTGTTAATGCAGGTGCAACTGGTCTAACTTTCTACACTCAATCTGCAGGTGCGGAATCTAATGACTTGTCTCAGGTTGTGACTTGGACAACTGTACCAGACGCATATATTTCTAACACGAGTGTGGTTCAACACCAAGCGGATCTTCGTATCACCGAAAGTCAGATCACTGACTTGCAGAACTATATTGTAAATGAAACAGATCCAATCTTCTCTGCGTCTGCAGTTGCGAACGTTGTTGCAGATGCAACAGGTAGTGGTTTCCTTAGAAACCAAGGTGGCGAATGGTTCTACGATAACAACGTATACACAACATCGACTGCAGCAGAAACAGATCCGATCTTTAATGCACACACAACCTCAGACATTATTAACGGAACTGGTCTACTTGGTAACGGTGGTTCTGCGAACACTTGGTACTACGATACAAACACATATATCCAAGGTTCAGATGTTCCAGACAATGAAACCGATCCAGTCTTTAGTGCCCACACTACTGCAAACATTAATAACGGATCTGGTTTCCTTAAACAAGACGGTGCGGGTAACTGGTTCTACGATGCGAATGACTATATTACTGCAGCGGGTTCTGAAACAGATCCTGTCTTCACTGCACATACGACTTACAACATTGCGAATGGTACAGGGTATCTGAAGAATGATGGTGGCGGTACTTGGACTTATGAGTCCAACACTTTCTTAACTACAGAAGAAGATCCAATATTCGATGCACATACAGTATCAGACATTGTCGATGGGGAAGGGTTCCTAAGACAAGATAGTGCAAACAACTGGTATTGGGATGCAAACACTTATATCACTGCGAACGATATCCCAGCGTCAACTGCAACACTAGACGATGTTGTCGGTAACGGTAACCAGACGACGAATAGTGCTGAGTTTGGTGGATTGACAGTTGACGGAAACAATGTTATTGTTGAAGGTTCTAACAATGCATTGTTGACAAATGGCGCTGCATATATCACGTTGACTGATCTGAGTGCATCAGGTGATTTGACTTACGACAATGAAACTGGTGTGTTCACTGCAAACCTTCAATCCACTGGAATTGTTTTGACAGATTTGTCGGTGGAATATAACGCAGCGGGTACTGCAAACTTAACATACAACGACACCACTGGGGTGTTCACATATACTCCGCCAGACCTTTCTACCTATTTGACATCAGGCGATCTTCCTGCAGAAACAGATCCTGTCTTTACTGCATGGACTGGTTCGAGTATCACAGATGGTACAGGTTTCTTGCGCAATGACGGTTCTGGTAACTGGTCATATGATGCAAATACTTTCCTAGATGATGCTGGTGTCCAGACAATCATTAATGGTCACTTGAATACAGGTACTGCAGGTAACAACCAAGTTCTTTCTTGGGATGCGGAAAGTGAAGATTTCTTCTGGGCAGCATCAGGAGGGGGTGGTGGCGGAATCGCATTCACGGATCTTTCTGTTACCGTCAACCCCGCATCTGGCAGCGGAGATCTTACATATGATGATTTGGGTAGTTTTTCATATACCCCACCAGATATTTCTCAGGTATCAGGTAACTTCACAGTCGGTGACAACCTTAACATTCAGGGTTCTACTTCAGATGGTGGTATAATTACACTAAACTCTGCACAGACAGGATCTCCAACACCGTCAAGTACAAACTGGTCATATCTGACAGTGGAAAGAGGTACACAACCTAATGTTCACATTCGTTGGAACGAGGGTAATGATGTTTGGGAATTTACTAATAATGGTTCAACCTACACTGAACTAGGTGGCGGTACACCTACTTTAGATGAGATATTAAGTGCATCTGCAACTTCCAACGAATCAAATGATGTTTTAAAATTATACAGAACCAATGATGGTAATGTTGGTACTGGTACTCTAAGATTCGAATCTCGTGATACGACACCAAATTCAGATCAGTCCATGGGTGATATTACATTCTATATGGATAACGATACAAATAGTGGAACAAATACTCTTGGTGAATATGCACGTATTTCTGCAAAAGGACAACAAGTTAGATCTGGTACACCAGCTAATAACACTGGTTACATAGACTTCCAAACTTCAACAAAAGATGGTTTGGAAAGTTTGATGAAGGTTGGGTTCGATCCATATTCATCAACAAATACCTCGGCTGGTGCAAATATTGGTACGGTGATGACCAACAATGCGTATGTCAATGGTGACTTACATGTTTACGAAGAGGTCGATACTCCCGGCGATCTTTCGTCGGACGCATTTCTCCAGATGTATCTTACTGCGTATGATCCCAACACAAATACCACGCAAAGACGTGTTGAGATTAATCACCAAAACGGTGCGATGCGTATCATTCACAGAAACCGTAACGACATATCTGAGTATGGTCAGTTGACAATTCCACATTCGGAACCAACTCCACTGCGCATATATTACTCAGATACTGGGAATCAATACGATATTGTTTCAGATCACAACTTCGATACCAAGTTCAACACTAGAATGTTGGATGATGATAATCTTGTAAGATTTAACTCATATGCGAACACTAAGGTTATCACCACAGGCAACGATTTCGGTGACTTCAACGGTGGGTCGTCAGACAATGCACAAATAGTCCCAGGCAATGAGGGTTATGGTGCACTTGCATTCTTTACTTGGGCGAACAATGCTAATGGTGATGCAAGTACACACAGATATATTCCATATGGACACAATGAAGAAGTTCCACATGGCATGGGTATTCTTCGTGACTCTGGTCAGCACCAAACAGGTGCAGCGAGATGGGATCCATTTGGTGGACCAGACTTCCGTATCAGTCTAGACAATAGTGATACGGATGCGAGTTATTTCTTTGGTTCCACAGCGACATCAAATGACCCACACCCAGTAAATATGATCATGACCAATGCAGACTTCACACCCGATAATGGTGATAAGATTGGTCGTATTAAGTTTAAAGGTGGTGAATCGACTTTCTCACAGTTTGAAGAGTATGCACTGATCACTGTGACAATGCAAGACACTACTGTGGATGCATATGATGCTAGAATGGCGTTGTATGTAAAAAATAATGGTGGGACTGGTACTGATGCAAACATTGGCGTGGTACTAGATGGCAAACAAGCGCTCATAAAAAGCAGAGCCAACCATCATTACTTTGGTGGGTTCCCACTCTCTCAGGTTGATAACGACACCGTTCCGACTGACAATTA